CCTTTGAACACGGCGATTTTCGCGCATGGTGTTTTTTGGAAACAAATAATTTGAAAATAATAGAATCGAGAGTGGTGAATATGGCACAAAAAAAGGTGACATCATTAGAAGCGTTTGAAAAGTTGGGTCGAAAAATCGAGCGTGCGGCAAAGCGTTCTAAGGCAGACGAAAGTTTCTATTTTCTGACCACATTCGACCGATATATGACACAAATAAGAATACTGGCAAGCCTGCAGGCGGTAATAAATGCCGAGGACATGCTCATCACGAAGGAGTATGTAAAAGGCCGAAAGAACGTATATACCAATCCGGCAATCAAAGAGTATAACAGTACGGCTTCGGCCGCGAACAAGACAGTAGAAACGCTTATTAAGATACTTTCGAGGTTTGGATCAGAGGAAGAAAAGGAAGCTGACCCGCTGGCCGCTATTTTGGGCGGTGGAATGGATGAATAATGAGCATCAGTCAGTGGAATATGCAAAGTCCGCCGTGCGGAAAGGGTCCGCCGAACCGAAGTACGTGAAAAAGCAGTGCCATGAGTTCCTGCGCATCGCAGAAGGGAAGGATAGAAAATATGCCATAAACTGGGGCATCGTGAAGAAGATCGATGCAGTACTGAAGCTGGCGATCATGCCTAAGGGACTGAAGTCCGGTCAAACTCTGTACGAATGCAGCGAAGGTTATCAGTGGCTATTATACGTGGCATCACTTGCTGTCGTACACCGGGATAACCCGAAAAAGAGAAGATATGAAACCGTGCTTCTGGAAATCGCGCGGAAGAATTTTAAAACTTTTACGGTCGGGACCATGTTCATCCTGCTTTTCATCCTGGAGCCGCCACTGTCGAAGTTCTACTCAGTTGCACCAGACGGATCACTGTCGAGAGAAGTGAAAGAAGCTATTTCCGACACGCTGCGGATGTCTCCGCTGCTCTATGAGTACATGGGGCAGAAACGATTTCGCATCCTGCGGGACTATATAGAATTCACGTTGAACGGATCCAAATATTACCCGTTGAATTACTCAACAAGCAGGATGGACGGAAAGCTCCCGAACGTGTACCTCGCCGATGAGGTCGGTGCACTTCCAAACAACTATCCTATCGAGGCCATGCGTTCGGGACAGCTGAACATCCTTAACAAGCTGGGGTTCATCATATCGACGAAATATCCGAGTATCGACAATCCGTTCGAGGATGAAGTCAATTACGCCAAAAAGGTGCTTGACAATGTGATCGACGATGAAAGCGTGTTTGCGCTGCTTTATGAACCAGACAACACAAAAAACTGGATGAGCGACGACAAAATCCTCAGTCAGGCGAATCCGGTTGCGCAGGATAATCCGGAGATCTGGGAGGATCTAAAGAAGAAGCGTGCCCGTGCGATCGAGATGGAATCCGCCAGGGAGAACTTCTTGACAAAGCATTGCAATATCATCTACAGCGGGGCCGGAACGGAGACATATATCCCTGTGGAAGCTGTTAAAAAGTGCAGAGTTGACAAAATCGACTGGACAGGGAGAGAGGTCTATCTGGGTGTCGACCTATCAATGACGAATGATAACACCAGTATCGCAATGGTGGCTGAAGAGGACGGAAAGATTATTGCGGATTCATTTGCGTTCATTCCGGAGGGTCGGATTGACGAAAAGAACAAAACCGAAAAAATTGATTATAGAAAATATATCAACGCGGGCAAATGTTTCGCCTGCGGAGATTTAACCATCGATTATGGTTTTGTTGAAGAATTTGTATTCCAGCTCGAAGAACGGACTGGAGCGCGGATCATGGCAATCGGTTTTGACCGGTACAATGCACTCAGTTCCGCACAAAAATGGGACAAAGTATACAAAACGGTGGAAGTTAAGCAGCATTCAAGTGTGCTGCATCCGCCGACCAAATTGCTATATGAAAAAATAGTGAACGGCGAATTTGAGTACGAAAAGAACGATCTTCTGGAAATAAATTTCCAAAATGCCAGGTGCACATTTGATACGGCAATGAACAGATATGTCAATAAAAAGAAGTCGGCCGGCAAGGTTGATATGGTTGTAAGTTTGATCAATGCCGTTTTACTGCTTCAGCAGGATCGTTTCCTTAACGGGTCGGGATTCATCGTGCAGGTGGTTTAAATGCTGGATCGAGATTTTGTAAATAACTATCTGGGGATTACTGAGAGCTACAAGATGCCCGCGCGCATGATGACGAATATCTACGATATCGCAGACGTGGAACGTGCTGTGAATGGAAAGATTCATCCGGCAGGCTGTACGCTTATGCCACTCAGCGCGGCGCAATCCAGTCCGCTTGTTTACCACAGCACGCGCGGCACGGTTGAGACGCGATATGCAGTTATCCAACCGCACGAAGATGTCAATCCAGAATATTTGTTTACGATCATAGAGCGCGCCTATCCGAGGTTCAAGGCGAAGTACATGACTACCATCAATATGCAATTTGGACAACTCAGATTCTTGATGGTTGATTATCATCCAGACAGGGAAGCGCAGGATTATGTTGCAGGTATGGTTCGTCAAGTTCACGCGCTCGAAAAACAGGAACAGAAAATTATAGAAGAACTAAAGGAACAGAAACGCTATTATCTTGGCACAATGTTCGCAGAGGTAAAATAATGGGTAGGATTAGGGATTTTTTCATGGGCCGGTCGCCAACACCGGAAGCCCAGGTTGAAACAATAATGAGCGGAGGGGATCCGGTCCTGCGTGCAATCCTGGAGGGCAACACACTCACCAGGAGGCAGGCGATGACAATACCAGAGGTGGCTGCAGATGTCGATTTAATATCTTCGACATTTGCAATGCTTCCAGTACGGTTATATCGGAGAAAGGGAAAAGACGGGGTTGCGCAGATTGAAGAGATTAATGACGCGCGCACACGGTTGCTGAATGACGATACCGGCGATACGCTTGACGGATTTCAATTCAAGAAGGCGATGTGCGAGGACTACCTGATGGATGGTGGCGGTTATGCGTTTCTTAACAAGATCGGAAACAAGGTTAAATCAATCCATTATGTTCCGAGCGAAAGCGTGTTCATTGAACACAATGCAGATAAAATATTTAAGAAATATCGGATCCGGGTTGACGCGACTGCGTATGAGCCATTCCAATTCTTAAAGATGCTGAGATCGTCGAGAAATGGATGGAGCGGAACCGGGATTCTTGACGAAGTTTCAGACGCTCTGAACACTGCATACAAAACCATTCTTTTCCAACTTAACATGGTTGAAAAAGGCGGAAACAAAAAAGGATTCCTGACCACGGAGAACCGACTGGGAGACAAGGAAATTGAGCTTCTGCGGCGAGCGTGGGCGAATTTGTACAGCAACAACACGGATAATGTTGTTGTCCTGAATAAAGGCATGAAATTTCAGGAATCGAGTAATAATGCGGTGGAAATGCAGTTAAATTCATCGAAAATCACACTCGACAAGGAAATCGATAAGCTGTTTCACATGGACGATAACACTGAGAAGTTCGTGAAGATGGCCATCCTTCCAATCGGCACAGCATTCAAAACCGCATTAAATCGTGATTTACTGCTCGAATCGGAAAAGGGCAGCTATTTTTTTGATATCGACTATACAGAAACGCTGAAATCATCCATGAAAGAGCGCTACGAAGCTTACAAGATCGGAAAGAATGCCGGATTTATCGGAATCAACGAGATCCGGAAGCGTGAGAACCTTCCAGAGGTTGATGGACTTGATGTGATCGATCTGGGGCTCGGATCCACACTTTTCAATATGAAAACCGGCGAAACGTACGTTCCAAACACTGGAAGCGTGCATAAGGACGGAGAGCCGGGCGATAAAAATAACGATGGAAAAGAACCAGATGAACCACAGGAAGGGGTGAATGATGATGAAAATTAGTTTTTATTTGTACTCTGAAATCAATACGCCCTCACCGTGGGGCGATGGAACTGTTTCGGCGAACGATTTGAAAGAAGCCACAAAAGACTTGAAACAGGGCGATGAATTGAATATCTATGTTAATTCCCCTGGCGGATTAGTTTTCGAAGCGGTCGCAATGACGGCGCAGCTTAAAAGGCTGAGGAAGGCCGGCGTGACAGTAAACGCATATATTGACGGTCTTGCCGCTTCTGCCGCGTCATTTTTGATCATGGCGGCGCATAACGTATATGTATACAACACATCAATGATGATGATCCATAAACCAATGGGGATGTGTTTTGGCAATGCCGCTGAAATGCTGGACACTGCTGCAATGCTTGAGCAGGTTGAAAATGCGACTATGATGCCGCTTTACAATCGGTTTTCCAAGGTGGATGAATCAGAGCTCAAAGATATGATTGAAGCCGAAACATGGATGGATGCGGATCAGATTTGTGAAACATTCGATTTTTATTTGATCGATGAGGACAAGGAAGTTAGCAATGTTTCGAGCAAACTTTTTGGCATGTATAAACACACTCCGGAGCGTTTTAAGAAAACCGACAACCTCAAGAACCCACCGGTCGCGGACAGTGATGCGGATGGAAATGATCAGACTGAACCGGCTGAAACAGTCGATTTAGATAGATATAAAAGAATTTTACAGTCAATTTAAAGGAGCGCAGAGAATGAACAAGAAGAAGATTTTTGAAGCCTACAATGACGCCCGCGCTGAAATGAAGGGAATCATTGACAAGGCAGAAACAGAGAACAGAAACCTGACGGACGAGGAAAGCAAGCAGTTTGATGAGCTTGCGAAGAAGGCAACGGATTATATGAACACCTATCAGAAGATGAACGAAATGGATGATTTTAAGGACATTGATGCGCCGAAGGATGCGCCGAAGATGTCAGCAGAAGAGAAAGACATCAAGGATTTTGCCGGATATATCCGTGCGATGGTGACAAAGAGCCCGGTTGACGTTGATAGTAATATCACAAAAACCGATAACGGCGCGATTATCCCGAAGACCATTGCATCTAAGATTATCGACCGTGTTAAGGACCTGTCTCCGCTGTACCGAGATGCGACAATGTACAACGTAAGGGGTACCCTGTCAATTCCGGTGGTTGATTCCGCCAAGGACGGTATCACAATGGCTTATGCGGATGAGTTTGCAGGCCTGACAGGTAAGTCCACCACCTTCAAGTCTGTTGACCTGACCGGATATCTGGCCGGAACACTGACGCTGATTTCCAGAAGCCTGATTAATTCCAACGATATCGATCTGACAAATTTTGTGGTAAACAAAATGGCCATGGCCGTTGCGACGTTCTACGATAACGAGCTGATCAATGGAACACCTGGAAAGATCGAAGGACTGTCCAAGGCTGAGCAGGTTCTGACTTCCGGTGCGGCGACAGCTGTCACTGCGGATGAGCTGATCAAGCTGAAGAACACACTGAAGTCTGCTTACCAGGGAGGTGCGTATTTTGTAATGGCTCCGGACACGTTCACCGCAGTCCAGCAGCTCAAGGATAAAAACGAACGTTATCTGCTGAATGATAATATTGTGGACGGATTTTCCGGGAACATCCTGGGAAAGCCTGTATACACATCCGACCAGATGCCGGCAATGGCGGGCGGAAAGAATGCGATCATCTATATCAACCCAGCCGAAGCGCTTGGAGTTAAATCTGTAGAGGATTCCATCGAGGTGCTGACAGAGAAGTATGCTGATCAGCACGCTGTTGGCATCATCAATTGGGTAGAAATGGATGCGAAGATCCAGAACCAGCAGGCTGTGGCAATCCTCAGGATGAAGACGGCTTAGAGGGAGAACCGTGAAATTTAAGGCACTTGTAAGTTTTTCCGGTGTTTTAACCGCTGTAAAAGGTCAGGTTTTAGAGATTGGGGACGAATCTATAAAATCTGACCTACTCGAAGCGGGATACATCGAAAAAGTAACGGAAAGAAAGGCGGTTAAGAATGACAATAAAGGAGCTGGACGTAGCCGCCGTAAGAAACTGGCTTAGGATAGACGATGATTCAGCGAATGAAATTCCGGTGCTGATGTCTGCAGCACTGGATTTTATTTGCAAATATACAGGCAGGACGCAGGATTTTGTAAACACTGCGCCCGCACTGGTTTATCCGTATTTAGCAATTATCGGCGAGATGTATGAGCGTAGGCAGTATCAGACCGAGAAGGGAAGCGTGGTCAATGAGACTATGCGGGCGATACTTGAGAGTTACACGGTTAATAACATCCCCGGAGAAACTGATTTGGTGGGTGATGCGTAATGCTCGAAATCGGAAGGCTGAATAGGCGTGTGACCATCATGCAGAGGACCGAGCGGACAGATGAGATGGGACAGATCGTTAACACTGGTTTTGCAGATCTTAAAACAGTGTGGGCGACGATTGCACCGCTGAGGGGACGGGAACTGTGGGAAGCACAGAAAGTAAAACCCGTGATGTATTACCGGATCACAATCCGGTATCTCGAGGGATTATCTCCGGATATGCGTGTCAGAATGCCGGACGGGAAGATAATGGACATCACTGCAATCGTAGACAAGGACTATAGACACGAGTATCAGGAAATCATGTGCACCGAGCACGTTGGGAAAGAGGGGTGATCCGGTTGGCGGATGTTGAAATTAAATTCATCGGGCTGGAAAAACTCACCAATGAACTTAAAGAAGCGTATAAGATCTATCCGGATATCACCCTAATGACAATGAGGAAATGCGGAACGAAGCTCGGGAGGATCGCAAGAGAGCAAACCGATGCGGTTGGGGTTAAAGTGGTAACCGGTAACCTGAAAAAAGGTTACAGGTTTTCTATTCCAGAGTATGGCGTGGGGTCAATGGGATTTGATATTCAAGGTGAGTTCCACGCGGAAACTCCGAAAAATCCACACATGCATCTGATTGAGCATGGGCACATGATTGTTCCGAGAGGGCCATCAAAAAAATCCGAAAAGAGATCAACGGACACGAGCGGGAAAGGCCGGATAAAAAGCCTGACAGAACACACGAGCCGGAAGGGTAGAACCAGAGCCTATGGAATGATCGAGAAGACATTGGAAATATTCGACCAGCAGTACGAAGGAATCGCAGAAGAGGCAATGAATAAGATCCTGAGAAAGGCGGGGCTTGACTAATGATCACAGAAATCCAACTTAAAGCTGCGCTGATCCGGTTGCTGAAATCTGCATTTCCCGATGTGGCTATATATGGCGTTGGGGCCGTCGAGGGTTATAAAAAACCATGTTTCTTCGTGGAAATGATTCTGACCGGTGAGAATGACGAAACCGTAAATGTAGTTAAGAAAACCTATTCGGTGTCAATCCTTTACGAGGCGGCAAAAATTACAGAAATGGATAGTTTGAAGAAGGTTGATGGAATCAGGAATCTGCTCAAGTGCGTGGATGATCGAAACCGACACAGGAAAATGTGCATTAAGCTCAAAGACGAAAAGCTGGGGGATCGGTACGTGAAAGCGACCGAATTTTTCTATACATTCGTCGGAGACGATGCAAATTACCTGAATGTCCATTTTAACATGGAATTTTACGACACCGAGGAGATCGAGCCGACTGAACCGCCAATCGAAGATGTCCGGCTGATCGCAAGCATAGAAACCAATACAAATTATAGAGATTAAAAAGGGGGATAAAGATGAGTTTACCATCGATTACAATCACCTTTACAGAAAAGGCCAAGTCGCTTTTGTCCAGAACAGACAAGGGCGTGGTTGGGATGATCCTGAAGGACGCTGCGCCGACCACCAACCCGGCAATTTTGTATGACGAGGATGATATTCCGACCACCGCTGCGGCTGCAAGCGTGACCGCCATGAAGATGGCACTCAAGGGATACGACAAGTCTCCACTCAGGGTAGAGGCTTATTTCGTGGGAAAAGAAGCTGCGGATTACAGCGATGCATTGGATTATTTTGCGAACGCATCGGTTGACTATCTGTGCGCGCCGACTTGCCTGACAGACAATCAGGTTGATGCAATCAAGACATGGGTGATCGATCAGAGAGCGCAGGAGGACAGCAAGATCAAGGCAGTACTGCCAAAATGCGCTGCGGATAATGAGGGAATTATCAATTTTGCGACTGAAGAGGTTGACGCAGGAGATGAAAAGTACACGGCGGAGCAGATGACGGCGAGGATTGCAGGGATCCTGGCATCAACCGGTGTTAATCGCTCTGCGACATTTGCGCCAATCGAGGAGGCAACAGGATGCACAACACTCTCCAAAACCGAACTCAATAAAGCTGATGAGGATGGACAGCTTGTTGCATTTTACGACGGCGAGAAGGTCAAACTTGGAAGAGCGGTCAATTCGCTCACAACCACCAATAAAGGCAAGGGTGATCAGTGGAAAAAGATCCGGATTATCAACATCATGGACATCATCAAGACGGACATCCACAGAATCGCCGAGGACAATTTTATTGGAAAATATGCGGCGACTTATGACAACAAGTGTCTGCTGGTGGGGGCGATCCAGAATTATTTTAATACCCTGATCACCGAGGACGCACTGTACTCTGCGAACGTTGGATTTAACATTGCAAAAATCAAGGAACACCTGATCAACAAAGGAGAATCTGTAAACGGAATGAGCGATGATCAGCTTAAGCAGCATGACACGGGATCATATGTTTTCCTGTCGGCGACAATCGGAATCGCTGATGCGATCGAAGATATCACACTTGATATCACAATTTAGGAGGTGTGTTAATTGAGTAGAGCGTTTACACCAGAACGTGTAATTAACGGGACATTCGGCGAGGTGTGGCTTGACGGCACTTACCTCCCGCAGGCGACAGGCCTGGAAGCAAAGTTCTCTCTGGACAAGGAGGAAGTGCACCAGTGCAGGAAGATCAGCAAGGGTTACAAAGTCACCGGGTCAGACGGAAAAGGAACGCTGAAGATGAACAAAACGGACTCCACGCTGATTAACATCGTTGGGGAAGATCTCCAGTCAGGGAAGATGACGGAGCATACCATCATCAGCAAGCTGGACGATCCCGACGCATGGGGTGCGGAGCGGATCCAGTTCGAGGGCGTCAAGTTTGACGAGTTGACGCTGGCGGACTGGGAGCTCAAGAAATTGGGGACGGAATCAATTCCATTCACCTTCGAGAGTTACACAATACTCGACCTGATTGATTCGGAGTAATGAGCGGGGACTTCCCCGCTCCTATTTTTAGGAGGGAACATGTCATTAACAGATAAACTGATTAAGGTTAATCCGGATAAACTCAATGTAAAGCAGGTTAAACACTACGGATCGAGACATCTCAAGGAGCTCATGGGTGCGGAAAAGCCGGTAGAGATTACATTCCAGGAGCTCACCCCGGAGCGGCTGAACGAGCTCATGGACGGCAGGGAACTCGATAAAATGAGTGAGAACTATGAAATTTGCTCAATGATTTGCGTGGACTCTATCACTGATCCGAACGTTAAGGATCCCGACCTCGCTAAGCACTTCGGCGCATCAACACCGCAGAAGCTGGTTAAAAAGCTGTTTAGGTTTGAATGCAACGAGATTGCCGGCGAAGTGCTTAAGATGGCAGGAATCACAGACGATGCGGAGGAAAAAGTAAAAAACTAATTGAGACGGATGCGGACACAAGGTATGCCTATGTTTTGTTTAAGCTGCACGGAATAAAACCGAGCGAATACTACAACGCAACGATCGGGGAGCGGATCGTATACCGTGCCTTCATCCGTCAGCAGATCGAAGATGAGATCGAAGAAAATAAAGAAATAATGGAGGGTTTAGATGTCGAGTAAAGGGATATACGCAATACTTACCCTCAAAGATAAAATGACCGCGCCGCTGTCGAACGCAGTAACAAAACTTGAAACATCATCGAGGCAGCTCAACAAGTTCGGAAACAATATGAGGCAGGCCGGAAAGATTGCGACAACTGTAGGCGGCGGAATGACAAAATATATCACCGCGCCGATCGTCGGAGCAATGGTCGCTTCCGGGAAATTCGCCGCAGATTTCCAGCAGAGCATGGCCAAAGTCAATACCATCGCGGACACCACGCAGGTCCCAATGAGCAAATTGCAGAAGCAGATTCTCGAACTGTCCAACCAGACCGGTGTTTCTGCTTCGCAGGTCGCGAATAACGTATACGATGCGATTTCTGCAGGCCAGTCCACAGCCAATGCGGTCAAGTTTGTGGGTAACGCCACTAAGCTGGCGGCGGCAGGATTTGCGACCACAGACCAGTCATTGGATGTTCTGACCACTACGCTCAACGCCTACGGAATGAAGTCCAAGGAAGCGAAAAAAGTCAGTGATATGCTGATCGTCACACAGAATTTGGGAAAATTAACGGTTGGCGAACTTGCAGGAACGATGGGGAAATTAATTCCTACCGCGAACGCATATAACGTATCACTTAGAGACGTTGATGCCGGCTACATTACTCTGACCAAAAACGGAATTAAAGCCCGGTATGCCACAACTTACATGAACAGCATGTTCAACGAATTGGGCAAATCTGGTACCACTGTATCGAAGGCGTTGAAGCAGGCAAGCGGTGGAAAAGATTTCGCGCAGTTGATGAAATCAGGAAAATCTGTAGACCAGATTCTTGAAATGCTGCAGAAGTCGTGCAAAAAAACGGGAACAAAATTCTCGGACCTGTGGAAAAATGCAAATTCCGCAAAGGCTGCGAATTCGATATTAAAGCACACGAACGACTACAAAAAAGGACTGGATGCGCTGGATAAGTCAGCTGGGACAACGCAGAAAGCGTTTGAAAAAGTCGAAGCGACTGCGCCAGCACAATTTAGAAAATCAGTAAATCGGATTAAGAACAGCAGCATTTTGCTGGGACAGACGTTGGGGGCGCAGTTGGCACCAGCGCTGACTGCATTTGCCAAAACGATAAAAAGAGTGACAGACGCATTTGCAAAAATGTCACCAACTCAGCGCAGGGTTGTTACTGATCTGCTGCTGATGATTGCAACTGTGGGGCCTACAATCCTGATTGTAGGCAAGTTGGCGGTGACAATCGGAAACATGTCGAGGATGTTCGCAACCGCATCGAGGTTGGGCGGAATTCTGTCGCCGATGGGCAAGCTGATCATTATTGCCACGGCGGTGGCGATGGTTGCAACGCTGATCATCACGCACTGGGATAAGGTTGGACCGGTTTTCAAAAAAGTCTGGGGGATCATAAAAGCGGCGGTTTCTCCGGCAATTGCGCTGATCAAGCTCATGCTATCGGCAGTAAAAGATCTGGTCAATTTCATTCTTGCGGTGCCGTCAAAAATTAAGGCAGCATGCGGATGGATCGGTAAGCATGTTGGCAAGCTGACGAGCGGCGAGGCGAAACTCACAATTAACGCACGCGCAGGCGGGAATGCGCAGGGCACTCCGTATTGGCGTGGGGGACTCACGCATGTCAACGAGCGTGGCGGTGAGATTATGGATCTGCCAACAGGGACGCGGATCATCCCGCACGACGTTAGTGTTGAGATGGCAAAAGCACAGGCCAAAAACAATAACCGCACAAACATCATTAATATCCCGAAACTGGCGGATCAGTTTGTGATCAGGAGCGACGCAGACATTGACCGGATCGCAGATGCACTTGCGAATCGTCTGGAAAAGTTGAGTGGTGATTTAGTATGACAGACAGCGAATTTTTGTTTGAGTTAGAACCATACGGGAGCGGGGATGCCATCGTGCTTCCTGTCTCCCCGGAAACGTACGAAATCAATTACCCGCAGAATTCGGAGACGGTCAATGTGAATGCAATCGGAGATATTAATCTTCTGGGACACCGAGGGTTGAAGTCCGTGACGTTGGAATCGTTTTTCCCGGATCAGGAGTATGGTTTTTGTGTATCGACCCCGCAAATGTCACCGGAGGAATATATCCACCAGCTGGCCGATTGGAAAAACAAAAACCAGAAACTATATTTCAAAGCGGGTGACACGGTCAACTTTTTGTGCACAATCACCAACCTGACATATTCGCAAAAGGATGCAACCGGAGATATTTATTTTTCCGTAGAACTTACAGAATATAGGAAACTCGGATCAAATAGAGTGGTCCCGAGTGGGAAAGGAAACACGGGGAAATCCGGAAAAACCTACAAGTGCAAAAAAGGCGACACGCTTAAGAAGCTCTCAAAAAAGTATTACGGCTCATCAAAATATGCGACGACGCTGTACAAGAAAAACAAATCGTCAATCGAATCTGCGTTTAAACAATATGAAAAAGCGCAGGCGAAAAAGAAGGCTGCAGAGTGGAACAAAAAGTATCCATCGAAAAAAAGAACCTGGGAATACTATTACGAACGACGGAAGCCGAAGAATAGTGTGAACGGGAAGTATCTATATGGGAATCCAAAGATTGTAATACCATCGATCAAGAAGTAGAGGTGCACGGATGAAATTGATTTGGAAATCGAACAAGACAAAAAAATCTGTGCGCATTGAAAAGATGGTAACATCACTCACATGGTCCGGGGCGGACACACAGGCGTCTCGGACCGTGGAATTTGACCTGGTTAACTCCCCGTATGACCAGGAAATCAAGCGGCCAAATGTTAAAACGGGTGACATCATATCGTGGTATTCGGACGATGGGAAGAAACGTTTTGTCGGACGTGTAACAAGCAGAGAGAAAACAAGCGACATCGGAACGGTTAAGATCACGGCCAAAGATTACATGCACAATATGATCAGCTCAAAGGGATCGTATAAATTTAGGAATAAAACCCCGGAATATATCACGAGATCACTATGCAAGGACATGGGGATCAGCGTGGGGAAGCTCAAGGCGACGAAAACAAAGATCCAAAAGTATCTCCCAGATGACATGAGCTACTACGACATGATCATCAAGGCGTATCAGAAAGTAAGCGGAAAAACTCATAAAAAATATATGCCGCGCATGAACGGCACGAAATTTGAAATCATCGAGAAGGGGAAGATCATTGAAAATTTTGCGCTGAAGGACACTGTTGACATCACGCATGCGGAATACACGGAAAACATCGACAGCATGGTTAACAAAGTTGTTGTATACAACAGCAAAAACCAGAAAATCGGAACGATGAAAAAGCCGGAGTGGGTAAAGAAGTACGGCGTATATCAAACAACTTTAAAGGCCGACAATCACAAGGAGTCGGTAAGCTATTACACGGATAAAGGAAAGAAGAAAGGCAAAAAGAAGACCGTAGCAGCGAAGAAACTAAATTCCGGCGTAAAAGCTAAGGCAAAGAAAGAATTTGTAGGGCCTTCGCAGACGGCTACGCTGGAATGCATTGGCCATATTGGATGTATATCCGGGAGAGGCGTAAGAGTGATTGACCATGCGACCGGGCTGACATCAACCTACTGGATCAAGTCGGACGAGCATAAATTTGAAAACGGTAACCACACAATGACGCTGGAACTGGCCTTTAAGAACTCGATGGAAAATGTGACATACAACAAATATCAGGCAAATAAATCAGAGAGTTACAGCGGATCGTATGGGGGAGGATCGTATTATTACACCGCAGGTAAGAAATACCCGGCGGATTTTTCGGCCTATGGAACGTATTTCAACAACTCGGGGAATCCAATGCACTCTAATGGAGCATATGGCCAAAACACTGCATATAAAACGGTCGCAGGACCACCGAGCTTCGCGCGGAAATATCTAAGGATTTCGGGAACCGGAACGAAGTGGGACGGGCAGATCGTTAGAGTTACAGACACCGGAAAAGATTCTAACGGAAAATTATTTTCAAGGATAAACGGAAGATGGCGGTTTGATGTATGTGAAAAAACCTATGCAGAGGCAGCGAAGTTCGGGCGGCATAATGGCTATGTAACCGTGATGACCAAACACAAAAACAAAACGGAAAACTGGGACGGAGGGAAAATCGGATGGCCTTGCCACGGAACAATAACAACGCAATTTGGACAGAGGAGATCATGGGATCCTTACTCCAAAGCACACACAGGGATGGACATTGCAGTAAGCACTGGGACACCAATCCACGCATGTGCAGACGGGACCGTGACGCTTGCGAGCATGTACGGCGGTTTCGGGAATTGCGTGATCATTAACCACGGAAACGGACTGACATCGCTTTACGGGCACAACTCAAGCCTAAAAGTAGTAAGAGGCCAGAAGGTAAAGCGAGGCCAGGTTATTGCGAGAGCAGGATCAACGGGATTTAGCACCGGGCCGCACTGCCATTTCCAGATCACGCTGCACGGGCAGCTAAAAAATCCAATGAAATATCTTAGATAGGAGGAAGGCAATGGGAAATCCGTACGGAAGACTGCTTACCGTGATGAAATCGCAAGCAGAAAAAGCAGCCGACTCTAATCCGTGGTTTACCGTTGGGACGATGCTGACCGGAGCGCAGATCAAACTGCCGGGGAGAGTTCTGGCGAGAGATGATTATCTTCTGCTTTACAACGACTTCACCATTGACGTTGACGGAGAAACACAATATTTTTCCGTGCCGTTTAAGGCAAAGCAGAAAAAAGTGATTAAAGCAGCACTTAAAGACACCGACACAGGCGGGAGCAAACAGCAGACAATTACTATTAAGGCAATACCGTTTGAAAAGGGGGATCAGGTGTTGTGTGCACCGCTAAATGATGCGCGCTGGATCGTATTCGGAAAGGTGGCGGAGATTGATGATCGATGAAGAATACACGGCACTGGATGACGGATCAGCCGAAGAAGCGACAGTATACGACAGCGATGGGAATGCGGTTGACGGATCCACTGAGGGAGAATTTGACGATTACACCACAACCGAAGAAGATGATCCTGGAACGCTTCCGCAGATCGATGAGGATATTGAACCACCGGTCGAGTACGGTATTGATTTTAAAACTGGGAAACTGACGGGCGGAAAAGTTAAGGGACTGGAAGCGTTGAAAGTCTGGGCGTGGAACGCATTGCAGATCGAGCGATTTAGCTTTGAACAATTCACGTGGAACTGCGGGAGCGAATTATCATCGCTGATCGGGAAAGCGCAGCCGAAGTCAATGACGGAATCGGATGCGAGAAGGATGGTTGAGGATTGCGTCACGCAAAATAAATATATAACCGGTATAGATAGATTTAAATGCGAGGTTAATGGGGAATCGCTGAAAATTGCATTTCGACTTTTAACCACGTTCGGGGAGGTGGACATGGGTGTCACTGTATAGCGACAAAACTTTTGAGAATTTGCAGAGCGAAATGCTGAATGACACCAGTACGAAGCTGGATCAGCAGGAAGGTAGCTTGATTGCAACATCCATCGGGAAGCAAGCAGTGCGCCTGGAAGAGGCATATGCCGCGCTTGATTACGTCAACGACAACATGCTTGTTGATACGCAGGATCGCGATCATCTGGTTGCGACCGGTCAGGAGTGCGGATTGCCAATCAAAGAGGGCACGCCTGCGGTAGTCCTGGCGGTCATAAACTGTCAGGTGGAGCCGGGCACCACCTTCACGGCGATGGGCTCCGAATACAATTATGATGTCGATGAGTATGTCGGAACAAAAGACATTGAAGTAACGAATGACGACGGCGACACAGCTACGGAAACATGGTACGAGTACAAACTGGAAGCCAATGACGAGGGGGTCGAGCCGGGATTATATACCGGTGAAATCGAGCCGCTCGAGTATGTGGAAGAATTTGAAGAGGGAAGAATTGAATCACTCGTTACTGCCGGGACTGATGAAGAGGATACAGAAGTTTATCGGCTGCGCCGGCTTGCGTGGTTTGACACAAAAGCATGCGCCGGAAATCGTGCATATTACAAACAGGTGATTAAGGACACCGGACTGTGCGCCGGATTGAAAATAGAACGCCGAAAGGCCGGAGACACGTCCGTCAATATCAATTGCATGGGCGCGGATTATGGCGTACCATCCACAGACATTTGCAACCAGATCAAACAGATTGTGGACCCGAAAGAATATGAAGGCGAGGGATATGGAGCCGCACCAATCGGGCACGTTGTAACAATTCTGCCGGTGGAAGCTGTAACAATAAACGTCAGTTTTGCAATAACTCTGAAATCCGGAATCACTTATGATGATATCAAGTCCCAGGCGGAACAGGCCTGTAAGGACTACATAACCACGCTGCTGAAGGATTGGGAAAACCAGAGCAATCTGATTGTGCGCCTGTCAGGGTTTGAAACAGGATTGTTAAAACTTGACAACATTGTGGACCTTGAGAATGTCAAGATTAACAGCAATGCATCCAATCTGACGCTTACGGAATATCAGATCCCTGCGCTGGGGACCGTAACCAATGCGTAAGGTGGTGGATCATGGCGGAACTTAGAAAAATAGGGTGGCCGATGCACCTGCAGAGCATACCGGAATTGATGGAACTGGACAGAGTATCTGACAATCAGATCGGCAAGCTCGAGGACGCAATTGGTAATTTGGATGATGACATTTGTATCACCACCGCTTCCGAGGCGGGAATCGCACGAAGAGAAAGGATACTAAAGATCAAGCCACTGGACACAGACACGCTCGAAGACAGGAGAATGCGGGTGTTGTCAAAGTGGTACGACGTATATCCATATACTGACACCGATCTTAAGAGGAGAATCGATCAGCTGTGTGGGGCGGATGAATACACAATGGAAATGGATTATACCAACCAGGTGCTTAAGGTGCGGCTTGCCTTGACGCGAAAAGCCCAATACATGGCCGTAACAGAACTTCTGGAAGCGATCGTACCGTGTTATATCATTTTGGATATTGGAATCATGTATGACAAGTGGAAAGATTACGCTCCGTATAAGTGGGCTGACAAGGCGACAATAACCTGGAAGCAGGCGAAGGAAGAGGTGATTTAGTGGGAACGACAAGAACGAAAAATTATGGATTCGTCAAACCGGATGAAGACGAATTTATCGGGCCGGATAATTTTAACGACAACTTTGACAATCTGGATGCCGTATTGATCAAGAAATCCAATGCTGCAACTGTGGTGCAGACATCACTCAGCTCTGGAGGATGGAGCGGTGGAAAGTACAGTTTTGAAACGCAGTATCCTACAAACAAATATGATATTACCGTCGAGCCGGACGGTGACAAAATCACGGCGGAAGGCTACAAGGCATGGGGTGCACTTAAGGCGACCGGAAGCATAAACAACGTGCTGATCGCAAAAGGGAAAATCCCCGCTGTAGATATTGCGGTTATCTTGAGGGTGGTGGAGAAAAATGCTTAGCGTTAAAAATTCTGGGGGTGCGTCGGTATACCCAAAGACGCTTACAGTAACCGGGATCAAAACATCCTACACGGCTGGACAGACGGTGGATCTGACCGGACTGAAAGCAACGGTAATGTACAGCGACGATTCGAATGAGGACGTGTCAGATGCGGTAACAGCGTCGCCGGCATCGGGAACGATGATTTACGAAGACACGACAAAGATCACATTTTCGTGGACCTGGCCGGATGATGAAGCGGTAGTGCTGACATCAGATGTCGCGGTGACGGTAACACGCGTCCTGTCTTCGATCGGCGTGTCGGCGCCGACGAAAACAACGTACTATAAGGGCGACGCGCTGAATCTTTCCGGAGCCGTAGTAACAGCGACGTTTAATTCCGGGAGAACAGAAGTAGTGACATCATCCGCCACGTTCAGCCCGGCAAACGGAAGCATACTGAGCTCATTTGGAACTCAGACCATAACTGCAACATACACAGAAAACAGCGTCAGCAAAACAGCATCCACGTCCGTAACGGTAACAGTTAAAACAGTGACATGGGCTAATGGCTCGGATTCGGAAATTGTTGATATGGTGGCCGCGGCGGATGCGGGTGTTATAAAGTTGAGTGATTATTGGGCGGTCGGCGATACCCGAACAATCAGTTTGTCGGCAATGTCGGCGACAGGCGTAGGAGAATCACAGGCGGCGCAAACGCAGAAATTTGTGCTGATGAATGTAGGCGGCAAAACACTTTCAAGCGGCAGAACATGTTCTTTCGTTGTTGGGCTGAAAAACTGCTTGCATACAAATGGATATATGAACAGTTCTTCTACGAATTCCGGTGGATGGGAAAAGTGCGCGCGGCGTACATGGTGCAATAATGTGTTCTACAAAGCGATACCGAGTGCAATAAGGCCGATTTTTAAACAGTTCAAAAATGTGACCGCGAGCGGAACAGGTTCATCGACCACCACATCAACCGATTACTTTGCGTTACCTTCAGAAAAAGAAATATTTGGCTCAACGACATACGCAAACAGTACAGCGGAATCTGCAAACAGTCAGTTCGCATGGTATAAAACATCCGCTAATAGAATCAAATATGACGAAGGAACTTCAAACGCATGGTGGTATTGGGTGCGTTCTCCGCATTCTTCGGACGGGAGCTACTTCTGCTATGTCAACTTCGGCGGTAGTGCCGATTGTAGCGACGCCAGCGACAACGACTCTGCGTTGTCGCCCTTCGGCTGTATCTAAAATCTTATAATCCGCGGCGATATGCCGCGGAAATTTTTATAGAGGTTATATATGAGTGTTCCGACTTGGAAAAGATCAAAATCTAAAGTTGAGTTTTT